CAGCTTTTAGTTCTTTTACTCTTTCATCTTTACTACCAGCTGTACCTATTTCAGCATCAAAGCCTACTCCACGAATCTTACTAATAGCAACAACAATGTGTTTTAATACATTACCAAATGTTGCAAATGCATCTTTAAAATCATCCACAAACTTAGCCATTGCTTTAATAAATGTACTAGTACCTTCTAAGAAGCCAGCTGCTAAACTATTAGCAAAGGCTTTCATTCCACCTTGATCACTAATTGTTAAGATTAGTTTCTCTCTTAACATTTCACTTAGGTCTTTAATTGTTTCACTTAATGCACCAAAGAACTGCATACGGAAGCCTTTGCCTACATCAAATAACTCAGACATTGCATCATTAGCATCTGCGGCTGCTTTAGTTAAATCTTTACTGATAATTAATCCTGCTTCTGCGGCTCTCTTACCAATCAATTCAATTTTGTCTGCTCCCATGTTAGCAATGTTAATCATTGCAACACCTTCTGAGTCAAAACCTTTCATTGCTAAACTTAGTGCAAGTGTACTATTTTCTACTCCACCCAGTTTACGCATAAACTCTGCAAATACTTCTGTACCTTCACGGAAGTTACCATTTGAGTCTTTCATACTGATACCCATTTGTTTCAATGGTTTTAATAGTTCACCCGAACCTTGTTGTGCTTCACCTAATCTACGCAAGAATCTCTGTAAACCCATATTAAAGGTTTCAGTTGATATACCTGCTCTGTTTGCTATTACTTGATATTTTGATAGGAATTCTGTTGTTACACCCAGTTTGGTTGCTGTCTTACCAAGTGTATCTAGTGTATTCATTGTGCTCTTTGCCATAAAAGCAAATGCACCTGCGCCAGCAACTGCGGCTACACTTACATTACGCAGACCTCTTGTTAAACTGCCTAAGCCTTTCATACCAGCTTTACCAATAGTTTTAAAACTACTGTTCATCTTCTTAACAGTAGCATTAACTTTGACTGCTCTAGTGTTTACTTGCTTTAGGCCTTTCTCTACTTTGCCAAGTGGGGCAGAAGTTTGATCAACTGCCTTAATAATTAATTCATATGTTGAAGCCATTTAACGCCTCCCCCTCTTCTTGTTTTTAGCAGAGTCCATTGCTTTCTTTTCCTGTTCGTTCATCCAAACATAAAAGTCGACCCAGCCTTTAATCTCAAATGTTGAAAGTTGTAATACTTCTTCAACACTTTTATGTAGATCTTGTGCTAACTTGTAGAGAAATCGAATATCGGGAAGGTCTACTAGTTTCCCGACTTTGTTTCCTCTTCAGCAATATCATTATTCATGCTTGTTACTACACGCAAGATAATTGCAGGATCTACTCTATTCATTAGTGCAGGTTTATCACCCATGTCAAACAAGTGTTTGCCATCTTCATCTAATGCTTTAATAATTAGTTGTACAACTAGTCCTTCTGTTGTTTTACCAGATTGTGTTAGTTCAATAACACGAGCTTCTTCAGCCATAGTTGTAGTTGTTTTCCAATAAACATTTTGATCCCATTCAGGAACTGCAATAGGTCCTTTTAGCCCACCTGCGAGTATAGTCTCAAAGTGTGCTGTTGCTTTTGCAATCAATCTGTTTTTTTCTGCTTTGTTCTTTTCTACTTTAGTGTTCATCTTATAGTTCTCCGTCTGTTTAACACCTTTTTCAAAGTAGGAACAACAATACCTTTAGGTGCTTGTTTAGAGGTTGGTGTACCAAGTTCTCCATCAAGTAATCCTATATATGTAGCTTTGTTGTCTATCACTGTCTTAGTGTCTCCTAACTTATATTGTCCTACAGTACGCCATTGCCTTTGTGCAAAGCCTGTACGGACAGGGGTTTTTGTTTTTGCAATTGTATTTATCTCTGCAAATACATCGTTAATAGTACGCTCAAACGCTCTTTCAATATCTTTAAAGATAGTTTTTGGATTGTCTGAGCGTACCATAATAGTTTTAGTCCTTACGGTGTTGGTGTCTTATCATATGATAAATCGCCAGTTCCTTCAAATGTCATTGAATACTCAGTAACACCATCAAAACTTTGTGATCTAGATATGCTTGTAACAATTGCTGAACCTTTGTAAACTGCTAAGTTAGCAACAGCTAACCCTCCAGGATAAACTTCAAAGTCTATCTTGTCGCCTGCAGTTACTACTGGTGCAGTTGGTGAATCGTCGTGGCCAATAGCCGCGTCATCAATGTCCCAATATCCATCAACGGTTCCTGAAAAACCTTTGAAAGTTGCAACTATTTCTCTTGAAGCGTCACCCATTGATGTTGTGTCAATAGTTTCACTTGTTTCTTCAATTGAAAATGCTGTTACATTCAACATATTGTGAGTAGCACTTAGTGTTGTACCAGTGTCTGATAAACGAACTACTCCATTTAAGCCTAATGTTTCTGCCATTTTAATGTCTCCTAATAGCTACTGTTGCTTAGTGCAACAGTTGTTAAACATTACCACGGGTGTAGTAATATTCAACTGTGTAGATTATTGCTGCCTGTCCATATGGAGCAGTTTCACCTATTTCTCTAATAACGATTTCACTTGTATCAGCATTAATAGCATTACCACCTAATGTTGTATCTAGTGCAAGTTTCTCTTCAATCTTTTCCATAATAGTATTACGACTTTGATCTCTGTTGTTACTGTACACTACAACATTGATAATAATATCCATTGTAGCTTTACGCCTTATTTCGTTACCAAAACTAGAGTCCTCTCGTCTTTCATTAGCACTTTCCACTAGTACATGTGGGTAACTTGTGGTTGCTATTTCGGACAGTACTTTAGGTTCTCTAGTAACTGTTTTGACTTCAGTGATTGCACCTATTTGACTTGCAATGTGTGCTGTGATGTCTTCTCGGATACTCATTATCTATAAACCCTATCCGCTCGTTGTCTATGTACTTCACCTTTAGCGACTGTACCATCATTATCACTGTCATATTCGATTCCTTGGGCCATTTCCATGTCCATCTCTTCTTCAAATCTAGCTTTATAAAATGTTATCATTTCTCTAAAAGTGTCCCCACCGACTGCGAATGGTGATAGGGAAGGTAGGATATGAGTACTTAATGCACGAAATACTGTGGCTCTAGTCCACTGTGCTTCGGTCAATAAAGAAGCATCAAACTCACTGCCAGTGCTACGGCCTACTTGATTGTAGCCCCCACTGAATGTTTTGTTATACCAGTTTACTTCTAAATAACGCTTAACATCTTTTTCTGCTTCAGCTAAATCTGAAGTGAAATCAGTTACACCGTGATTTATAATAGTTGGTAATACTTCAACTAGTTGTGCGTTTGTTGCGAATGCCATATCCTATCTCCTATTTAATTATTGATTACAGAGTTGCGTCTGAAGTCATTTTAACAATTTTAGTATTGTCTAAAACTGCTGCACCAAAGGCTGCTGAAGCAACAACTTCAAAGCCACGGATTGATTCGTCACGCTGTGTAGCAATACGAAGATCTCTCTTCATTACCATACCAATTGCTGCTGGATGGAATACTGCTGAAATTGCGTCACCTGAACCGTCTACATCTACTGAAGCTGATTCAAAGATATTGATACCAGCAACACGACCCAAGAAGTAATCTCTTGCCGCTGTGTTAACTAGATCATTTGCACTCGGGTTAGTACCTGAGTTTAATAGTGCTTTTTTAACATTGAAAGCCGCTAATGGGTTTAGTACTGCTACTAGACCTTGCATTGGCACACTTGCATTACGCAATGTTGCTGCCGCTTTTAGGATGTGTTCAATTGTTAGTTCTGCGCCTGCTCCTGGACCAGTGTCTACTGAAGCACCTGTGAATAGGTCAACAATAACTTCGTCCATAGCTTGTGCTACACCACCACCTAATACTGCACCAGCGTCTTGTGCTACTGCTAAAGGTGAAGATTCCATAACAATATCTTGGATAGTTGTCATTGAACCATATTCTGCGGCTGTAATATCTACTGCTGTTGCTGCGATATCTTCATTTGAAAGGTCAGCACCAGCTGATAAAGCTGTCATTGCTGCCGCTTTCGGCCATACTGGAACTGAAGCTGTTAGGCCTGGTGTTCCTTGCATGTCATATACTGTTACTAAGTTTCTTAGTAAAGCATTTTCATTCATTGTAAACTGAGCTGCTTGTGTTACATTTTCAAATAATTGTCCAGCTGAGTTACCTGTATCGATTTCGTTTGCCATTTTATTTTTTCCTTATAAAAATGCAATAATCAGTATTACTGACTATTGTTAAACTTTCTTGAATTACCAATTTTATGTTTCTGAGCGTAAATTGCTCTGTGTTCCGGATTGGACATATCAAGATCGGTTAGTTTAACTTCTCTTGAAGTTGTATGTTTTGCATTTCCACTAGCACCACTTCCTGCTGGTTGTGCTGCTTTGAAGTATGCGTTTTGCGACATAAACTCTTGTACTGCTTGATCCAAACTAACTGGTTCTGCAGTATTAGTGTCATAACGCAAATTGCCCTCTGAGTCTACTACTTCAACAGTTCCATTATTATAACGAACCTGTGATTTAAGCAAGTTAGCAACATGTTCTGGGTTAACTGCTTTATGCTGTGCGGCTGCATTTAACAACGCACCATCAACATGTACTTTTTCAAGTTGTGATTGCATAGTAGCTAACTTTTGATCTGCTTCTGACTTTTGCTTATGAAGTAATTCTTCAAATTGCTCTTTTTTCATCATCTGTTGTTCTTTGGCTTGCTCCGCCGCTGACTTCAGATTATTGTACTCTTCTAAGTCAATGCCTTCAAACTTACGCTCAACTTGTTTAAGTCTATTAGCGATGATTCTATCAACATCTTCTTGTCTGAAAAGTTTCTCAGCCTGGTTTGTTTCTGTTTCCTGAACTTCAGTAGATCCAGTATCTACAGCTTCAGTGTTTTCTATGATTTGTTTGTCGTCCATATTACGATCTCCCTTGCAAGGATAATTGTTAGGATATTGGGGGGTTGTCATCAACCTATCCTATAAAGCTATTTATGACTGTTCTTGGTCACCATTATCTGGTAACGATACATTCATTGCTTTGTGATCTTCAGCTATATTATCTAATACAATCTGTAGATCTGATTCATCATTGATCATTAGTCTAGCAACTTCATTATGCATGTAGTGTACAAAACTATCATGTGGGACAGTTTCTAACGCACTCTTGTATAATGCTATTTCTTGATGCTTGTCTCTTAGATCAAACTTCTTCTCATACTCAATATAGAACTCATCAGTTGGTTCAACTCCTTGTAAATCAAACCACATGTTCCACATTTTCTTTTCTGCTGATTCTAATACACCAGCAGTATCTGCTAGTTTTGCATTCAGCATTTCCTTTTCCACTTGTAGTGAAATTCCGCTTTGTGCACCTTTCTTAGCTTTGATAGCTGTAAGGTGTGATAATTCATCTATAGCATCTACTTTTTGTTCAATGCTTCTTAGAATACCATCAACACTTGCACCTGTTGGTTGTAGCAAATAAGGCACATTACTAGTATCTTCTGGGATAGTAATAATTGCACCTGCTCCACCTGAAATCTCAGCAGCGGGTTCGGCCACAATACTAGGGTGACTTGACAGTCTAATTGTTTGATACAATTCCGATGACAAGTTGTATATTTCTCTTTGCAGATCACATACATCACCCACTGCACTTGTACCAACTCCCTTGTGGAAACTCTTATCTGTTTGTACATGTATAAAAGGTACATAACCTATGGGATTAGGATATTCTTCATAATTCAATACTTTACCATAATCCAAGCTGATGTTGTCTTTTGTACTTGATAGTTCACTTAATTGCATACCATCATATATTTGACCAGCTTCGCCTTTTTGTACTGTGTACACTTCAATCATATCAGGATGCCAACAACGGATTACATCATAATCTTCATATGATTCATCAATTACTTTTACATAATCCAATGTTCTTTGTCCGTTTACTTTTTTACTATAACTCCAGTCTCTTACATTAGTAGGACTGTAAAGTGTAGCATATGTTCTAATATCTTCTGCTATTTCTTGTGCTACTGTATCTACTTGATATGCAGGACGATCCATTGCCACCCATGCTCCACCGTAGATAGTTACCATGTCATTAACTTCACGCATGAAGTCATCTAGTGTTGTATAGTCTAAATCAGCATTCTCTAAAAACTTCATTGCAAAAGGATTGTCTACTAGCGTACCCAGTGTTCTCTTTGGTGGGTTTCTAAATAGGAAACTTCTGTATGCATCTACTATTTGACGCACATGGTTTTGTAATGCTGTGTCTATTAATCTTTGTTGATATTGGTTACCTGGTGCTTGATCTTCTGCAATATACTTACGCAAGAATGCACCATCTCTGTACTCTTCTGCTCCCATATACGAACGCATGTAATAATCCCAACGATACGCATATTCAGCATAGCCCGGATGTACCGAACTAAGTTGTTTTGATGTTTTCATTTTATATTTTCCTCATTGAGTATGTTTAAACTGTCCATGGGACATTGCCTTAAGGCCATTAACAGAGCAAATGTTAATTACAATGTTATTTATCATCTTTGTCAGCCAAGAAAAAACCCGCTTATGCTAACTTAAAGGAAAAACATAAGCGGGTTAGTGTGTTATTATTGTGTACCCTCAACTTATTTTGGAGAAATACAGTAGTGCTAACGATGACTTCGTTATATACACAATAATAAATTTCGTATAATACTCATTATACTGCTGTTACTCAACAACTATATACAGTTTAACACAACTACATCACTGTGTCAACCTGTATATATATTTATTTATTCAGTTTCTATCAATACTACTTCTTGTTCTTTACGACTGTTATCAATCCAAGCAACATTGTCTGGGTGTATTTCTCTTTGTTGTAGAGAGTGATCCCAATCATCTCTGATTCCTTTAAATCTATTTGCGAACCATTCAGCTTTTTCTTTACTTAAAGTCCAACTGCGTCCGCCATTGTGTCCACCACGATAGCATACTCTTGGTTTGCCTTTAAATACTTTATCAATTAACTTTTTATCTTTTGGTGTTTGATTATACCAACTTATTAATTCATCCCATACACCGTGCGGGTCATTCCAAGTGTTAAATTCACTGTGTGCCCATATTTCTTTAATTCTTGCTTCTTTGTCACGCATCTCTTCAAATTCTATAATATCTAATAATGCTTCAGGGCGAGCGACTTTATCAATCGTATATATGTCTTTCCATTGTATCATTACGCTGTCTCCTTTTCAATTTATATATACAGTATACGCTAAGATGTCTTGTTTGTCAACCTTTAAAATGCACCAAATACCTTAGCTGTACGCTGAGTATACTCTTTACGCAATGGATATAAGAAGCTTACTGCATATCCTATTCCATCATTTACGCCATCATAACCAAACTCTGCATCCTTAATAGGAATACTCGTACCGGGTTTATATTGTTGCTTACTTAACGATTCAATGCTTTCTTTACATTTGGGATCCACAAATAAATGTCTTTGTTCATCAGCATTACATAACAGTCTATTAACAGCATTGATCCTATCTTTAACTAATGGGTGAGCTCGTGGTGATCTTAGTTCCATTCCCCACTGTGTTATTATAGTATGATCAGTATTATCTCTTGCACTTGTACGCCTTTGTTTACCAGCAGGGTCAGCATATATGTATATCTTTTTACCGGGGTACTTTTCTCTTAACGCTTGACATATCTCATCTGTGTTTGTGTTACGCAATACTACTTCATCCATAATATGTAATCCATCAGTATACTTTACACATACTACAGCAGTCATTTTGCTTACATTGAGGTCAAGTCCTACATGCAATTGATTTGGAATCTCTTGATCAAACTTACGAATATTATCTGGTTTGAATGCATAGTATATAACATTACCACTTGATTGAAACGATGCTTCATACTCTTGTAAATATGTTTTAGTATCTAAATCTCTTTTGGCAGCTTCTATCTCTTCTGGCGATACATTACCACCCTCAGCTGTTGTAAATTGAAAACTGCTCCAATCATCAAGCGTATTACCTTGTTGCCATAAATCATAGAACCAGTTTCCCATACCTTGTGGTGTACTAATAAACAACGCTTTACCTTGTCTATCACTT